GAAGAAATCAATCAAGCATCTACTGGTGCTGTTGGTAAAGTAGTTGAATATGATGCAACAAACAAGTTACTGTATTGGGTTCAGACACGATTCCCAGATGTCGGAACAGACACGAATGGTAACGCAACTGCATTTAGTGGTGCAAACGCAATCACAGGACAAACATCAAGTGCTGCTGCGACACCATTAACAAGTAGTTCAACTGATGTAAACGGTGTATCAATTACTTCTGGTTACTCAAATCCAGAACTTGCTGCCGATTCAGGAGATATAATTTATGTTGAAGAAAGAAGTCCTATTACAAGGGCGTCTGACCAGACAGAAAATATTAAATTAATTATAGAATTTTAAATAAAGGAAGACCATGCCATCTAAAATCGATTTTAATGTTAGTCCATATTATGATGACTTTACTGAAGCGAAGAAGTTTCATAGAGTTATGTATCGACCAGCATATGCTGTTCAAGCAAGAGAACTAACAACACAACAATCCATAGCTCAAAATCAAATTGAGAAAATGAGTGATTCCATGTTTAAACATGGTGCAATGGTTGTCGCTGGAGAAGCAAACTACGACTTAAACTATTATGCCGTTAAACTTACTTCATTTACTGGAACATTATCTTTATATAATGGTAATGTAATAACAGGCGGAACATCTGGTCTTGTTGCTGATGTTATTGGTTTTGTTGCAACAGACGGTACTGACCCCGACACATTATTTGTAAAGTATAGAAACTCAGGTACTGACAATGCGACTATTAAATTTGTTGATGGCGAAACAATAACGAGTGGTCAAACTCTCGCTTCAACAGCAGTCGTTTCGACTTGTGCTACAGGTTGTAGAGCAACAGTTGATGCTGGTACTTACTACATAAATGGTTTCTTTGTTAATGTAGATTCTCAAATACTAACACTAGACAAATATACAAACACTCCAGACTATCGTATCGGTCTAACTATTGTTGAAACTTTTGTAACCTCAACAGACGATACATCTATATTAGATAACGCTCAAGGTTCTTCAAACGAAAACGCTACTGGTGCTCACAGATTTAAAATTGACTTAACATTAACAAAGTTAGCATTAGATTCAACTGCTGATGCAAGTTTTGTCGAATTGTTTAGACTACAAGGTGGCTTTCTACAAGACCGACCTATAAGTGATATTAAAACTAGTTTTGAAGATACTCTTGCAAGACGAACATTTGACGAGAGTGGTGACTATGCTGTAAGACCATTTGAGTTAGATATTAGAGAACATCTATTATCAGCAGCAAATCGTGGAGTATATGCAGCCGGTACTACATCTCGTGATGATAATACTGCTACTGATGATAAATTAGCATTTGGTTTATCACAAGGTAAAGCGTATGTTAAGGGTTATGAGATTGCCAAAATCGGAACAACATATGTTGATGTAAATAAGGCTAGAGATTTTGATGTTGATTCTGGTATTACTACAAGATTCAATATTGGTTCTTTTGTTAATGTCGATTCTGTTTTTGGTTCGCCAGATATTAATTTTGTATCTGGTGAAGTGGAAAACTACAAGACACTTCGATTAGTATCTGAAGCTCATTCTGTGAGAGGTACTGTATTTGGTACTGCTCTCGCATTTGTCTTTGATATTGGTCGTGCAAAAACTAGAGCGTTTGAACATAATCAAGGAACACCTGAATCAAGGGACTCTGGAACAACAACCGCACTATCAAATTCGATAACAGAAGATGTAATATTCAAACACTTTCTTTTTGATATAGAAATGTATGCTCATTTAAATGTTAATGGTGCCATGTCAGGCGCATTGACAACAGGTGATATATTGACTGGCGGCACTTCGGGTGCGACTGCAACTATTGAAAGTATCTCAACTGCTGCTTCAGCGACAATCACAGGCGTAACTATTGCCGAACCACCTGTAGTAACTTGCTCTGGTGGTCACTCATTTACAGAAGGACAACAAATAACAATTGCAAGTGTTGCTGGTATGACAGATATAAATGCCAATCATACTGTTAAAAATACAACTGATACAACTTTTGAATTGTTTGCACCATCAACTATAACCAATCCAGCGCCAGCTCCTAGAAACACCCTTCTTTCTGCTGCAAGAACATCTGGTGGTACAGCAGTACACACAGTTATTATTCTAACCAATATAAAAGGTGATTTTCAAGGCGGCGAAACAATTACTGCGCCAACAAATTCAAGAACAGGCGTCGTTCAGTTTGACGCTTTTGGTTGTTTTGGATTTGTTCAAAAAGAATTTAATCAAACTAAAGGAATTTCAATGGCAGGTAGTCCGACATATACCGCCAACACATCTATAAATCAAATCTTTGGTGAAGTTAAACAATTACAAGGGTCAGTATCAAGTGTGCCATCAGACACAACAGAAGGTAGTATAGTTCAAGAAGATGAAACACTAAGAATTCAGGCTGATATACGACCAATACATCGACCATATCGAAGTTTTGGAACGGGGGGAAGAATTGATAACCAGTTTACCGCTCGGCGAGCTCCTGACTTTCAAGAGTTTCTTGATAGAGAAGAGGCTCGAAGGCGTGGTGGGACAGGGATAGTTGACATTATTAATTCATTTGCTTCTGATAATAATCAGATAATATTAGAGAGCTCTAGCGACAGTCGCAGAGGGCAGGTTACTGGTGTTGGATTAGAAACGCCAGCCGAAAAATCTGATGTAATATTCGGTTCTGGAACTAGATTCTTATCAGAATTAAAACTTGGCGACCAAATTTCTTTTCAAGATGATAAAAATAATTCGGTTGTAAGAATTGTTCAAAGTATTGTTTCTGATACAGAATTACAATTAGTTATTGGATTAGGCGCTCGCTCAGTATCAAATAAAAGAATCAGTAGAGAAAGGTCGAAATTACAAAATGCAGAAAATAATATTGCAATTGCTAAATTACCTTATGAGGTAGTTAAAACTTTATTGACAACAGATAACGATGGTGCAAGTGATACAAGTTTCAAGATAAGACGACAGTTTGTTACGACTCTTTCAAGTTCTGGTACAGCAACATTAACTGCTGGTACAAACGAAATATTTACAGCATTCACAGAAAATGATGTTACAGTTTCTATTATGACAACAGGCTCTGGTAGTACAGGCGCCGTTGGTGATATTTTATCACCGTCAACTAATGGCGACTATTCGCTTGGTGGTTCTCCAACAGGTAAAACTTTAGCATTTAACTTTGGTAGTGGTTACAACGGACATAAAGTTAAAGTTATTGCAACAATTTCTGCTTCAGTTGTTGGTGCAAAAACAAAAACGATTACTAGTTCTCAGACCTCAACTGTTGATACAGAAGCGCTTGCTACGGCTACAACTGTTGCACTTGGTAAAGCAGATGTAATCAGAATTAATAGTGTATTCATGTCCGCCAACTTTAGTACAGCGGCTGATACTGATGATACTGAAGTTACAGATAGATTTTCTTTAGATACTGGACAAAGAGATAACTTCTACGACATTGCTCGTCTAGTGAGAAAGAAAGGAAAAGTTGCTCCGACAGGAAGATTGTTAATCAATTTTGACTTCTATACTCACGGCGCAGGAAACTTTTTTAGTGTAGACAGTTATGCTGGTGTTGATTATAAGAGTATTTCTGGTTATGTATCTGATGTTAGTGGTGAAGTTTATTCACTAAGAGATTGTCTTGACTTTAGACCAAGAGTGGACGATGCATCAACAATAAATTCTGGCGATGTTGACAGGTCATTTGATGGCGATGGCGCATCAAGTATTGAAACAATGAAAGTCAATACAGATGTTACTGCTGACTTAGAGTTTTACTTGTCAAGACGAGCAAGAATCTATATGACATCAACTGGTAAATTTCAAGTAATCTCAGGCGCTTCGGCGATTGAACCATCCTTTGGAGATGCATTAGATGACGCTATGCACCTTTATGATGTGTTCTTACCAGCTTTTACTTTTGACACATCCACAATAAGAGTTGTGCCTATTGATAATAGAAGATATACAATGAGAGATATTGGTAATCTACATAAGAGAATAGAAAATGTAGAATACTATACTCAGTTATCTTTACTAGAGTCAAATGCACAGAATATGCAGATACAAGACGCTGATGGATTCGATAGATTCAAAAATGGAATTATTGTAGACAACTTTACTGGACATGGTATTGGTGATGTTGCTGATTCTAATTATTCTGTTTCTATGGATATGGCTAAAGGCGAATTGCGACCTGCTCACCACATGGACAATACTAATTTAATCGAGTCTGACTCTGCATTGGGAAGTAGTACTGCAATGACTGATGCTATTAGAACAACTAACGGTTATCGAAAGACTGGTGATTTAATCACACTACCATATACTGAAGAAGCATATATTACACAATCATATGCAAGTACAACTGTTAACTTAAATCCTTATGATGTTATTTCTTATGTTGGGCAAGTTACATTGAATCCAGACCAAGATGAGTGGATGGAAACAGAAGTTTTACCAGAAATGACAATTGATATTCCTGGAGTGTTTGATACACTAGGCACTGGCGCTGATGGTGCTGTACAAGAAATAGGTTTAGGTACTGTTTGGAATGAATGGAACAATAACTGGTCAAGTGTTGATATCGCTGGTACTGAACAAACTGTAAATGAAAGACAAAACAGACCAGTCTGGCCGTGGATTAGAGATATAAGCACCACAACTGTTGAAACTGCGGAAGTTAATAATAGAACAAGAACTGGTATAAGAACATCTATGGTTCCTGGTGGTCTACAAACACAAAGTATGGGTAATAGAGTTGTGCAGGTTGC